CTACGCGGCGAGCGGCCGATAGTGATCAGGGTCGTTGGCGTCGATCACGAACGGCGGGCTAGCGGCGGCCTTGATCGTCCAGCGCGCCAGGTCGTTGACGGCAGGCACACCCTTTTCAGCCCGCTCGAACGCGAGCATGCGCAGCACCATTTCGGCGGTCTGCTCTATTGGGGTTTCGTTGCGCTCCCAGCGCCCCACTGTCTGAGCGTCCTTGCCGACCAGTTCGGCGAGCTGGGCTTGAGTGAGCCCCAGTTCAGTCCGAAGGAATCGGATTTCCTTGGGGGACAGGCCGCTTTCCTTCGCCGCCACGGTGGCGGTCAGGACGCAGTGCAGCAGGTTGATATTAGGAATGCGCACACACTCTTCGCCAGCGTCGTCCGTGATGACGCGCAGGCCTTTGAGGATTACATTGTCGAGGCCGCACTCGTCGTAGCGGTAATCGATAATCCTCGTCATCGTTCGTCTCTCCACATTACAGTGACGATCTTCAGTTCGACTCCCCCATCGGGGATGACGACAATACGGACCGTCCGCCCATCGCTGCTGGGGGTGGTGCCCTCAACGCGATACTTAAAATATCCAGCCTTTGTGGCTTCCTCTGGTTCGTCGAAGACGAAGCCAGAACGGAGCACGTAGCGCACGTCGCCCATGATCAGATTGCGATCAAGCATCTGATCTCGAGCGTGAAGCGTGAGGTTGATGCTTAAGTTCGCATGTTCCGCACATTGGTTGATCCGCTTGGTGGCATCGGCGGTCGACCACTTACCAGGAGGTTTAGCCATACCGATCACCTATCACGGTGATACATAGTGACAAGTGAATTCGCCGTTAAGGGGTTCCCACGGTCACGCTTTTCGTTTTCTGACGGAGTGGTGTTGTACGCAGACCGCACATGGCGCTTTTGAACGATAGGGCGCAGCCGACGTGCGAACTGCGTCCCCCATACGGGAGCGTTGCGCACGCCGCGTTCCCCCGTCGAAGCTGAACATCAACGTCTTGCCATGCTCGGCGCCGCCATACTGGCGCACGCGGCGCAGCTTCACCGTCGCGCGGCACAGGATGCGCTCTGGCTTTTGGGCGTGCATTGTCGCGCTCTGTCCTGAGCGTTGGGCCGGCATAGCAATGTCTCCGATGTTCCTTTTATGTTCTCGTTTGTGATGGACGGAGAGTCAACCGACCTCGCGTGCCACCGAACCCGGAACGTGCATCAGACCGCATCACGCTGAACCTGCCGCGCTAGCTTCACCCACCCCCGCCCTGCCTTGAATCGGCGGGAAGCCAAGGGTGCATCGAAAGCCATATGTTAAGCCCGCGGGCGGGGAGGGGAGCTGAGCGCGGATTTCGGCGGCGGGGTCGGGTGGGCGGGGTCCCCCTCCCCTCGCGCGCGTGAGGCCCCTCGGGCAGGCCTGCGAGCCCCTCGTTCGATAGCGGCTTGATCGGACGAGGCCAGGGCGCGGCGAACGTCGGGTCCGGGTAGGAGGCGCGCCGGTCTTCGGCGCTGGACGCCAGGATCGGGCCAGCCCTAGAAGATGGGCGGGCCGGGGCGCTACCAACGCCCCGAGCCGTGGATCTGAGGGATCCGCACATCGCGCGTTCATGACCGCGCTCCGTCACCCTGCTGGGCGCACCAGCAGGTTGCGAATGATGTGGATTCCCGGATGAAGTCTAGTCCTCTTCCAGCCGTGCGCTGCAGCTGCTGCAGCGCTCTGCTCTTTCGCGCCTTTGCTCACGAGCTGGCGACGGAGCTGGAGATCAAATGCCGGCGCTGCGGCGCCATCAACGTCATGAGGCCCTTGAGCCCGAACCCGACCGCCGATCGAGCGGCTGAAAGGATCGCGCCTTGTGGCTCTATGTACCGAGTACCACCCCGATGAACTTCGGGGCCTGTCCCTCTGCGGCGGATACGCCGGCCTCGACCTTGGTCTGCACATCGCAGAGGCCGCCTATCGAACTGTGGGTTTCGTCGAGCGGGAAGCACATGCGGCGGCCACTCTCGTGGCGCGGATGGCTGACAAGGCCCTGGCTCCAGCACCTATCTGGGACGATCTGCGATCCTTCGACGGCCGCCCTTGGCGCGGCCGCGTTCATCTCGTCTCTGCCGGTTATCCCTGCCAACCCTTCAGCCTGGCCGGAAACCGACGAGGCGCCGGAGATCCGAGACACCTCTGGCCCGAGGTCTATCGGATCGTTCGCGAGGTCGACCCCGAGTGGGTCTTCCTCGAGAACGTCGCCGGCCACCTCGATCTGGGCTTTGCCGAAGTCGTTGAAGACCTTCGACGCCTGGGCTTCGACGTCTCGGCGGGCTTGTTCACGGCGCGCGAAGTCGGCGCATCCCACCTCCGGACCCGGCTCTTCGCTCTGGCCCACGCCGACCGCACGGGACGGCGGATACTTCCCCGACCTGATTGCGAAGGAGGGCCGGCTGAGCTTTACGGGTCCGCACGATGCGGCGCGGGGGAGCGGGGGCCAGTTCGGCTTGAACACGGCTGCCCGGGTGTGGACCGTGACCTGGTCGCTGATCAAGGCGCTGGGCCTGACGATGACGGCCTCCCCCTCTTCGCCCCCGGTCCGTCTGAGCTTGAAGAGTGGGATCGGATCCTCGATCGAAGGCCTGATCTCCAACCCGGATTTCTACGACCTGATCATGGGATGGCCGGTCGGCTGGAGCGAACCCAGGCGGTCGGTAACGGGGTTTGCAGCCTGGCTGCAGCGCTCGCGTGGTCAACTCTCAAAGCTGACCTCCTCTCCCGCTCGGGCGACGCTCTAGGCCAGGCGGCCTGATCGCCTCGTTCGATGGGCGGCGCTTCGGACGAGAGCCGTGCGCGCCGCCCGCTCGGGCGTGTCCGCCGGCGGCGGCAACGCCCGCCCGGCGCGCGAGGTGATCATCCGCTCGCCGACCTGAGCCGCGCTTGGGACCTGGTCGCCGCCAGGTCCCGCTAGGCCGGGGTCGCCATCTCCCAAGCGAACTGTCGAAAGCGGATCGCCTCGACGCCGATCTGGCGGTTCAGCGAGGTGAACCACTGGCGTAGCGGGACGATTTCGTTGCGTTCGAACACCTCCGAGGCCTTGTCGACGTCGCCGAAGCCGCCGGCGTTGGCGGGCACGATGCCCAGCAGCTGCGGCGGCACCCGGTGGGCGGCCAGGACGTCGTCGCGCGAGGTGTTCTTGATGCCCACGAACTCGTCCTTGGTGGCCACCTCGTTGATCGGGATGATCTGAACGCCCTTCTCCGAGCCGCCCGGCGAGTGGATGAACAGGTTCCGGAAGTTCCCCAGCCCCTTGCCCTCGCGCATCTTGGCCTTGATCGCCTCGACCTCGTCCTGGCCCATGTTGGCGTCGGTGCTGCGCAGGATGAAGCCCAGGTGCGCGCCGTTGATGTAGTATTTCCGGCGGAAGAGGGTCGCGGCCTCGTTGAGGAAGGCCGACTGCAGGGCGCCGAGATATTCGGGCAGGCCGTAGACGTCCTGGTTGATGTCGGGGCGCTTGAGGTGAACGACCGAGCCGGCCTCGAGCACACGCTCCTGACGCGGCTGGCGCAGGTCGTAGAAGACGCCCGGCTCGACCCCGACCCGCATGTACTTGCCCAGGGCGTGATCCAGGCGGAGCAGACCGCCCAGGCGGTTCGGGACTTGCTCGAGAAAGCCGTTGCCGAGCACCAGGTAGTCTTGGGCCAGGCCGTGGAAGGTGAACCGGTCCAGCCACGCCGTCTCCTCGAGATAGGCGGTCAGCAGGTTGACCTTGTAGTTGATGGCGCTCTCGTGGTGCGGCCCGACGCGATACGCCCGGGCCAGGGCGTCGGGATTGACCGGCGGGTTGTAGTAGCGCCCGTTGCTCATGCATTCGATGTGGCTGAGCAGGTCGCGGCGGCCGAGCACCGGCTCCGGATCTCCGAATGAGAAGCTCTCCACCTCCGGCGCCGCGGCGGCCGTCATCGTCTTGGCCTTGGCCATCGTCAGAAGATCTCCATGCTGGGCTTGGGCGCGCCGGCGGCCGCGAGCAGCGGCGCGGTGAGCGGTTCGAGGTGCAGGGCCATCAGCAGCGCCCAGGCCAGATCGCCGTGGCCCGTGTTGGCGTTGCGCGGGGTTTCGTAGGTGACGCTGCGGCCCTTCTCGGTGACCGTTCGGCGAACGGTCACAAGAGCGGCGAACAGGTCCGTGGCGCCGAGATCCACCTCGAGCCGGCCGCGCTTGAGCGTGTCCTGCAGCTTGTGGACCATGTCGATCTTGAAGTCGGGCGTGAACTGGACGCCCTCAACGGTCGGGAAAAAGGCCAGCACCAGCTGGTGCACCGCTCGGCCGAGGCCCGTGGCGTCGATGCGGATCCGCGTGACGTTGTAGACCTCGCACAGGCGCTTGATCAGGCGGGCCTGGGCGTCAAAGTCGTTGCCCCAGAGCTGGAACCGCTGCAGGACGCGGTGCTTGCCGCCCGGCGTCAGAGGCGGCGCGAGCACGATCAGGCCGGCGCTGTCGCCGGTGTCGCTGGGGTCGTGGGCGAGCCAAACGGCGTTGTCGCCATAGGGGCGCGGGCGCGGGCGGCCGCCGCCGTACATCGCCGCGACCTCGTCGTCGCTGAGTTGGGCGTAAGACCCGGCCTCGGCCAGCCGGTAGAAGTCGACATCGGTCCACTTTTCGAAGGCGTCGACGGTATGCCGCAGGATCTCGGCCAGCGGGAACACCGCCTCGGCGTCGTCGATGAACTCGCACATGAACAGGTTCGCGAACCTGTCCGGCGCGTAGTCGTCCAGCAGCTCGTCGATGTCGATCAGGTCATAGCCGCGATCGGCGGCGTCCTTCACGGTGACGATCTGGCGCCAGATCTTGTCGGCGCACAGCTTTCCGGCCTTCAGCGCCGCGTGGCTGACGTCCAGTTCGAGCTTCTGGTCGCGGCGACGGTGCTTGTTCTTGTCCGCGCCCGTCCACTTCTTGAAAGCCTCGTGCGAGATCGACGAGGGGGTGCTGAAATAGGTTTTGGTGAAGTGCTTCTGCGTGGCGACGGCCGAGGCCACGGCCTCGATCTGCTCGAAGCCGTGGACCCAGAAGAACTCATCGAAGATGAAGTCGCCCGTGTAGCCCTGGGCGGTGCGATAGTTCGTCCCGAGGAAATAGAAGGTCGCGGGTTCGCCGATATCGCCATCGTCGTTCGACGCGGTGACCTTCATCGGGTCGCCGGTCAGTTTGACGCCGCAGACCTTGAACGCCCAGTCGACAATCTTCTGGCGGAAGTTCAGCGCCTGGGCCTTGGAGGCCGATAGGAAGATCTTGTTGTGGCCGGTCTCCAGGGCCGTGACCAAGGCCTCGCGGGCGAAGAACTCGGTCGCGCCGATCTGGCGCGCCTTCAGGATCATCCGCGTCCGCAGCGACGAGCTGTTAAGCCAGTCGCGTTGGTGCGGGAAGCACCAGGCCTCGAGATCGGCGCGCAGCTCGCGCACCTGGTCGGCCGTGAAGTGGTTTCCCCGCTTGGGCTCCTTCTTCGGCGCCTCGTTGCGGCGCTCGATATTGGGGTTCAGATCCTTCTCGGTTCCGCCGTCCAGGTACTTGTGGATCCGCGCCGTGCGCTCGAGCTGGCGCATCAGCAGATCGATCTCCTTGAAGTCGTGGCCGGACTTCTTCTCCTTGGCGATCAGCACCTGCAGGCGGATCTCGTAGTGCGCCTCGATCCGCTGCATCAGCGGCGCGTCATCCCAGGCGTCCCGCTGCTTCCAGCTTTCGACGGTGGCCCTCTTCAGACCCAGTTCGTCGGCGATCTCGGTCACGCCCCAGCCGCGCCAGCGCAGGTTTCGCGCGACCAGGCGCAGATCCTGGCCGTCGGCTCGCGGGGTTGTGGTGGTCTCTGCCATGCGCGCGAACCTGTGCGCGGGGAGCGGCCGACGTCGTGCCGGTCTGGTCCGATGGCGGGGGTTTCGAACTAGCTTCGGTTGAGATGAAGCGGCCTGACGTGACGGTCTACGGCGACTGATCAGCGCCCCGCGATGGGGCCTTCACGCCAACAGCCCGGGATCCGCCATGGCCAAGTCCAAGCCCTTCATCGCCGCCGTCGAAGGCGCCACCGCGACCGACGGCCGGGTGATCGAGGCCTCCTGGATCCGCGACATCGTCGCGACCTATACGCCCAAGACCTACGGCGCCCGCATCAACCTCGAGCACATCCGCGGCTACTCGCCCGAGCCGCCGTTCAACGCCTACGGCGATGTGCTCTCGGCCACCTACAAGACCATCGATCTGTCGATCGGCGGCAAGACCGAGAAGCGCCTGGCGCTCGAGCTGGTCGTCGAAGGCCAGCCCTCGCTCGTCGAGCTGTCGAAGAAGAAGCAGAAGGCCTACCCGTCGATCGAGGTAGCGCCGAACTTCGCCAACAGCGGCAAGGCCTACCTGGTCGGCCTGGCGTTCACCGACAGCCCCGCGTCGATCGGCACCGAGATGCTGCAGTTCAGCACCAAGGACGACCCGGCCGCCAAAGCGGTCAAGGCGATGTTCGATGGCCGCAAGCAGGATCCGGGCAACGTCTTTAGCTCGGCCCACGAGACCACGCTCGAGTGGGAAGACGGCGCCGCGCCCGCCGGCGACATCGAGGACAAGTTCTCCAAGGCGCTGGCCTCATTCGGCGACAAGATCATGGCGTCGTTCGGGATCAAGCAAGATCCGCCGGCGCCGGCCAACGACCCGGTCGACGGCAAGTTCGATGCGGCGGCCTTCAGCAAGGCGATGAAGGACGGCCTCGCGCCGATCGTCGAGCAGTTCGCCGCCGCGACCCAGGCTTCCGACGCGAAGTTCAACACGCTGCAGTCCGACCTCAACGAGCTGAAGACCAAGCTCGAGGGCAAGCCCGCCCCGCGGTTCACTTCGCGCCCGCCGGCGACCGGCGGTTCGGGCCAGGTCCAGGCCGACTTCTAGCCGCCCGCGATCGCCCGCCCTCACCCGTTCCAGACACCGGAAAGCCCCGCCTCCATGCGCAACGAAACCCGCGAGCTCTTCAACGCCTACTGCGACCGCCAGGCGGAGCTGAACGGCGCCCATCCCGACACCGTCCGGGACGGCAAGGCCTTCTCGATCGAGCCGTCGGTCCAGCAGAAGCTGAACGACAAGCAGCAGGAGGATTCGTCCTTCCTGGCTGCGATCAATATCTCGCCGGTCGACGAGATGAAGGGCGAGGTGCTGGGCCTTGGCGTGTCGGGCCCGCTGGCTGGTCGCACCAACACCACCAACACCGACCGCGCGCCGGTCGACCCGAGCGGCCTGGACGCCGACGGCTACGAGTGCAAGCAGACCAACAGCGACACCTTCATCACCTACGCCAAGCTGGATCAGTGGGCCAAGTTTGCCGACTTCCAGGTCCGGATCAGCAACCAGATCCGCAAGCGCCAAGCTCTCGACCGCATCATGATCGGCTTCAACGGCGAGTCGGCCGCGGTCCAGACCGATCGCGTGGCCCACCCGCTGCTGCAGGACGTCAACATCGGCTGGATCAAGAAGTACCTGGCCAAGGACGCCGGCTCCCGCTGCCTGCTCGAGGGCTCCAAGGAAGACGGTAAGATCCTGATCGGCCCGACCGGCGACTACAAGAACATCCACGCCCTGGTCATGGACGCCTGCCACGGCCTGATGCCCACCTGGGCGCGCCACGACGCCGAGCTGGTCGCGATCCTCGGCGAGGACCTGCTGCACGACACCTTCTTCCCGCTGATCAACAAGGACCTGGTGCCGACCGAGACCATGGCGGCCGACCTGATCCTGGCGGCCAAGCGCGTGGGCGGCAAGAAGGCCGTGACCGTGCCCTACATGCGGCCGAAGGGCATCTTCATCACCCGCCTCGACAACCTGTCGATCTACGAGCAGGACGGCAAGCGCCGCCGCACCGTGGTCGACAACGCCAAGCGCGACCGCATCGAGACCTATGAGTCCTCGAACGACGCCTACGCCATCGAGGACTTCGACTTCGGCTGCTACATCGACAACGTCGAGTTCCAGGCCGAGGCGGATCCGGACGCCGGCGCCTGATCATGGTGAGCCTGGCCAGACAGTCCTATCTGCGCAAGATGGCGGGCCTCGCGTCCGCCAGCCATGCGCGCGCCTCCGGCGCTCCGGCGCCGGCGGCGGCCGGACCGCAGGCCGGCGACTACCAACTGATGGAGCTGCGCCTGCGCACCGACCAGTTGCGGCTCAAGGCCCTGCAGTCGATCGAGAAGCGCATCGAGCTGAAGCGCGAGCTGCTGCCCGAATACGCCGGCTGGGTCCAGGGGCGCCTGGACGCGGCCGTCGGCGCCGAGCGCGGCGTCCAGGACGACGTCCTCATGACCGTCATGCTCTGGCGGATCGACGTCGGCGATTTCGACGGCGCCCTGCCGCTGGCCGAATACGCCCTGCGCTTCAAGCTGCAGATGCCCGAGCCGTTCAAGCGCGGCGTGGCCTGCATCCTGACCGAGGAGCTGGCCGAGGCCTCGATCAAGCTGCTCGCCGCCGGCCAGCCGGCTCCGTACCTCACCCTGCTGCGGGTGCACGAGCTGGTCGAGGGCCAGGACATGCCCGACGAGGTTCGGGCCAAGCTGTTCAAGGCCCTAGGCCTGGAACACGCGCGCCTGGCGGCCGACGAGGCGGCCTGCGCCGCCAGCGGAGTCCCGGGCGCCGCCCGCGTCTGGAAAGAGCAAGCCCTCAACCATCTGAAACGTGCGCTCGAGCTGCACGCCGCCTGCGGCGTCAAAGGCGACGTCAAGCGTCTCGAGAAGGAACTGAACAAGCCGCCGTCGCAAGACGCCGGCGAGGAGACCGCGGCTCAGACCTGAGCCGCCACGATGTCGCTCCCCCCGCGGCCGGGGGCGGGCGCGGTCAGACCGGCCCTTCTCTCCCAAGAGGTCCGGATCGAGCCGAACCCTCACCCCCGCTTCGGGGGAGCGAACGACAAGGCGCTGGGGCGCCAACGACGGGACACGCGATGACCACGTACACCTTGCCCGATCCGGACGCCCCAGCGCCCCCCACCGGCGACGCCGATGTCCTCACCGGCGATCCTTTCTTCCCCGAGATTGACCCGGCGAAGTTCACGGCGATCATGCGCGTGGCCAGCCAGGTCACCGCCGATCGCGTCCGCGACGCCCTGGTCGACGCCATGCTGCAGGTCGACGCCGACGAGGCGCTGCGCGCCCGCAAGGCGGCCTGGCTGGCTGAGGGCTATGAGCACCTGGTCGACGTACCCGCTGGTCTTTTCGGCGGCGAGCACCGCCTCGTCTTCCTGTTTCGCCGCGCCGTCTTCAGCTTCGCCAAGTCCGCCCTGGACGAGAAGTATCGCGACAACGCCATGACCGAGGCCGGCGAGCGCCGCGCCGAAGGCGTCGACGTCGTGGTCGGCTCACACCTGCGCAACGCCCGCAACGCCCTCTCCGACCTGGTCGCTCGGCCGCGCGCCACCGTGGACCTGATCTGATGGCCGGGCCGATCACCGCCTACGCCCGGGACGGCGACACCCTGGACGCCCTGGTCAATCGGGAGGTCGGCCGCACCGAGGGCGTCGTCGAGGCGGTCCTCGCCGCCAACCCGGGCGCCGCTGGCGAGCGCCTGGCCGCCGGCGTCCCCATCACCATTCCGGCCGAGGCGCTCGCCGCGCCGATCGCCGACTTGATCGACCTCTGGAGCTGACCGTGAAGCAAGATCTCGCCGCCGTTGTCCACGACTTCGGCTTCATCCTGGTCAGCGGATTCCTGGGGGCCATGGTCTCGCTAGCTTACATGCCGGGCTTGACCTGGCGCCAGCAGGTGGCCGCCACCGTCGCCGGCGGCTTCACCGCGTCGTTCGTGTGCTGGGCGCTGCAGGACTGGCTGCACCTGTCGTCGGCCGTCGCCGGCGGCCTGTCGTTCGTGGTCGGCCTGGTCGCCTTCCGCGCTACCCCCTCGCTGGTCAAGGCCGTGGCCGACAGCTTCGCGCGCCTACCCGACGTCGTCGCCCAGTTGGGCCAGGCCCTGGCCGACCGGATCCGCACCTTCGGAGGCAAGTCGTGAAGACGATCGAGCAGCAACTCGAGCTGCACGAGGGCTTCCGGCAGAGAACCTATCGCTGCACGGCGGGCAAGCTGTCGATCGGCATCGGCCGCAATCTCGACGACGTCGGCATCCGCCCGGCCGAGACCGCCAAGCTGGGAATCACCAAGGGCTCGGTCATCGCCGGGGGTGTCACCCGCCCCCAGGCCCTCGCCCTGCTGGCCTTCGACATCGCCGCGGCCCGCGAGACGCTCGACGACCTGGTCCCGAACTGGCGCGGCCTGGATCCGGTGCGCCGCAAGGTTCTCGAGGACATGGCCTTCAACATGGGTCACGCGACCCTGGCGCAGTTCAAGAACACCCTCGCCGCCGTCGCGCGCCGCGACTTCAAGGCCACGGCCACGGGGATGCGGACGTCCAAGTGGTACGGCCAGGTGGGCGCGGATCCTGGCGAGCGCGGCTGGCGCCTGGCGCGGATGATGGAAACGGGCGCCGACTATGCTTGAGCGCCAGGTCCTCGGTGCTCTGGCCGCCGGCGCTGCGGTCCTGGCGGTGTTGGCGTGGGGTCGTCACGGCTACGACGAGCGCGACCAGCTGCGCGCCTACGCGCAGGAAATCTGCGCCGCCGCGCAATCCGACTACGCGCCGGCGAAGGAAACCGCAGGCGTCCGCTGCAGAAAGGCGATCGCCGGTCTGGCCGCATTCAGGTCCGACACCCACGCGGCCTCGGCCGAGATCCTGGCCGACGCGCTGCGCGACCAGACCAAACGCAACACCCGGGCGGCCGAGCAGGCCCGGCAGGCCGCCGACGCGGCCCGGGCCGCCGCCGAGCACATGGAGGCTGTCAATGGCCAGGTTCAAGACGATGATCGTGTCGGCCGCGATTGGTTCGATGCTCTCAATCGGACTGGCGGCCTGCGCGACCCGGGCCACTAGGCCGGATCCGGCCGTCATCGCCGTGAAGGTCCCGCCGGCCGCGCCGCCGGCGAGCGATCTTGTCTGCCCCGTGGCGCCGACCGGCTTCCCGACCGACGAGGTCGCCACCCTGCCGCCGGCGGTGCGCGACGCGGCGATCCGCCTGGCGACGGCCTATGCGGCGATCGCTAGCCAGGTCGTTCGCTTGATCGACTTCAACGCGCCCGGGTCCTGCTCGTCGTGAAGAAGGCAACCCATCTCGAGAAGTACCTGACGACCGCCATCCCGGGCTTGGTCAAGAACCCCGAGCGCCTGTTCCTGGCGATCGACGAGGGCCACGTGCGCCCCGTCAACGGCGGACCGTCCTATCGCTGGATCGCCAAGGTCACCGTCACCCTGCTCGAGATGCCGGCGAAGGATCTCCTCGGCTTGAACCTGGCGCTACTGACCTGGGCCGCGCGCTTCCAGCCCGACCTGATGCGCGCGCCCCAGGCCGAGACCGCCTTCGCCTTCAATGTCGAGATGCTCGATCGCGAGATCTGCGACGTGTCATTCCAGCTGCAGCTCGACCAGCTCGTTTCCGTCATTCCCAGGACGGGCGGCGGCCTCGACGTCATCGAGCGCGACGAACCCGATCCTGATCCGGGCTTCGCCCATCTCGACGGCTTCAAGCCGGCCGCGACGTTGCAGCGCCTGTATGTCGGCGACGACCTGGTGCTCGAGCTTCCCGCGCCGTGAAGGACACCGACGAGGAGCTGAAGAAGATCGAGGCTGTGCTCGCTGGCATGGTCCAGAGCATGGACGCCGCCGGCCGATCGGCCTTGACCCGCAAGATGGCCCACGCGCTGCGCGCCAGCCAGGCCAAGCGCAACCGCGCCCAGCACGATCCGGAAGGCGAGCCCTGGACGCCCCGGAAGCGGCGTCCTCGCGACCAGCGGGCCAACCGCCCGATCCGATTCCTGTACCGCAAGCCCGGCGCCAGCGAGCCGCGCGTCGCGGATCTGCGCAGCTGGCGCAAGGAAGGCCCCTACATCATCGGCTTCGACCGCGAGGCCGACAACATCCGCACCTTCCTGCGCGGCCGGATCGTCCGCCACCTGCCGCCGATCGGGACGGCCGACCCGGGCCAGATGGAAAGCGCCCTGCGCGGCAAGAAGGGCCAGATCCGCAAGAAGGCGGCGGCGATGTTCGTCAAGATGCAGGCCCCGCGCCACCTCAAGCAGGGATCCTCGCCGACCTCGGCCTGGGTCGAGTTCTCCGACCGCGCCGCGCGCATCGCCCGCGTCAGCCAGTTCGGTCTGAAGGACAAGGTCGCGCCCAAGGGACCGGAGGTCCGGTATCCGCAGCGGATCCTGCTGGGCTACTCGATCGAGGATCGCGAAGCCCTGATCTCGATCGCGCTCGACCACGTCGCCCGATAGCGGCCGGTTCGATCAGGCCCGTTTCGGACAACGCGCGCTCGCGCCTGGGCCGCCAGGGCAGCGACATGCCGCCATGCCCCGCTTCGCCGCCGAAGGTCTGGACCTCTCGCGCCTGCCCCTCCCGCAGGCGGTGCGGACGCTCGACTATGAAGCCCTGCTGGCGGCGCGACGCGTCAGGCTGAAGGCCGCCTTCGACGCCGCCGGCATCCCTTACGATGCGGCCCGGCTCGACTCCGATCCGGCAATGCAGCTGCAGCAGGTCGACGCCTACCGCGAGCTTCTGACGCTCGCGCGGATCAACGCCGCCGTCCGCTCGACCATGGTCGCCTTCGCCACCGGCGGTGACCTCGACCAGCTGGCCGCGCGCTACGCGATCCGCCGCATGGACGGCGAGGGCGACGACCGCTTGCGTTGGCGCGTCATGCTCGCCCCCGAGGCGTGGGGCCTCGGCAAGATCGCCGGCTACCTGCAGGCCGCCCTGACCGCCCATGTCGACGTGCTCGACGCCGGCGTCTGGGTCGACCGCGACGACCCGGCCCAGCCCGTGGTCCGGATCGCGCCGATGGTCGCTGCCGGCGACGGCCTGCCATCTGTCGACGTCCTCGATGCCGTC